TGCCAGTAGGCGTTCGTCCTCCAGATAATATACAAAACCGCCTCGCGAACCAGATAATCCAGTCTAGTATCGCTATGAGGATTGAGAATAGGGATACACATGGAATGATGTGTACAGCGAAGATTTAGTGGACCCTAGATATCTCAAACGATCTGTAACAGCCCGCGTACTGCTGTGGCTTAGGGGTGAGAGCACTTTCGGTGAATTAATAGCACCGGAACCTACCTTACCCCAAGGAACACATTAGGTATGCCTGGTCGGGAGCAGGACTGTTTGCGCTTGTAGACGCACACTTAAACCAATAAGTGACAAGCGTGGACACGTCAAGTGGCCTGTTCCTGGCCCAGGCTGTGTTAAGGACAATCAAGTTGTGTGGATTGTTCCCAAGCCAAGAACGGTGGCGACCGTTCTTAATTTATACACCCCATATTTTCATAGGACCTGCATCTGTAATGAGGCGGTAGCACTGCACAATCGTGTCTTGACACCGACTTATTTGCCGACAGATGCGGGACAACAACAAATGTCCGAAATCGGTAATAGATTGAACCTATTTGGTATCCACAACCAGTTAGAGAAGCTATCCACGCAAGCCTTTCTGGATGCGGTTAAGATACCTGGTAAGAAGAAGATCTATATCTACGCGGCTAGTAACCTAACTCGCTATGGTTTCATAGAGAGGTATGGTCGACTTAAGATGTTTGTTAAGATTGAACCAGTCGAGGGGGAATCTAAAGACTGTAGGGCTATTCAAGCCCGCACTCCTGAGTTCAATATCGCATTTGGCAAATTTTTCAAGCCAATAGAACACTACATTATCAAAATGGATTGGAGTCGGATATTTGGTAATGCCCCGCAAAGCAGGTTAATAGCTAAAGGGTTAAATAGTGTACAACGTGCAAAGTTAATACTAAATAAGACTAAGAGATTCCAACAATTCAAATGTTATGCAATAGACGCATCACGCTTTGACATGCATGTCAGCATTCAAGTACTAGAAATGGTA